TTTGACTTTGTTGGTCTTACGATTCTTGATTACTTCGACCTCTACCAAAAGTTTACTTATGTAAACCAAGAGTCATACAAGTTGGATCACATCGCCTTCGTCGAACTCGGAGAGAAGAAAGTCGAATACGAATACGATCACTTCAAGGATTTCTATACAAAAGACTTCCAAAAGTTTGTTGAATACAACTATCAAGATGTCAAACTTGTGCAGAAGTTGGAACAGAAACTTGGGCTGATGGAGTTGGCGATGGCACTGGCATACAACGCCAAGGTCAATCTTGGTGATGTGTTCTCTCAGGTTCGGACTTGGGATCAGATTATCTATCACCACCTGCGTGCGAAGAACATCGTGATCCCACGAAAGATCAACGCCGGAAAGAAAGACGGGCAGATCATCGGTGCGTATGTGAAGGAGCCGATCACTGGTCGGCATGACTGGGTTGTGTCCTTCGACCTCAACAGTCTGTATCCTCACCTCATCATGCAATATAATATTTCACCTGACACCAAGTTGCGTGCAGACATGTCGGGCGAACCGCCATTCCCATTCCGTAACTCAATGTCTCCGGCAGAGATCATGGCAGGGGCGAAGGACAAAGACCTGAAAGAATATGAAAAGCGTAACTTCTCTGTCGCAGGAAACGGAATCTGTTTCCGCAAAGACCGACTTGGCTTCATGCCGGAACTCATGGAAAAGTTTTACGCAGAACGCAAGCACTACAAGAAGTTGATGATCGAAGCCCAGAAGAAAAAGCAACAGAATCCAGACGATGAAAGTTTGGACTTTGAGATTGCCAAGTATCACAACTTCCAACTGGTGCGAAAGATTCAATTGAACTCAGCCTATGGTGCGATGGGCAATCAATACTTCCGATACTTTGACATCGACATCGCAGAAGCGATTACAACTTCGGGTCAACTATCGATTCAATACATCGCAAACAAACTAAATGAGTTTTTGAACAAAACTCTAAACACAGGAGACTATGATTATGTTGTCGCAAGTGATACTGACTCTGTTTATCTTCGCCTCGGGAACTTGGTTCGGGCTACTGCTCAAAACAAAACGAAAAACGAGATCGTACGATTTCTTGACAAGTCCTGTAAGGAAGTCATCGAACCATTCATCAACAAATGCTACGATGAACTCGCCCAAAAAATGAATGCCTACTCCAACAAGATGGTGATGGAACGAGAAGTCATCGCCGACGTTGGAGTCTGGACTGCCAAGAAGCGATACATGCTCAACGTGCATAACTCTGAGGGTGTGCAATACGATGAACCCAAGATGAAGATCATGGGTATCGAAACGACACGCTCATCGACTCCAATGGTTGTGCGACAAAAGTTGAAAGACGCGATTAAGTTGGTGCTGACCGGAACCGAAGAAGAGATCATCGACTTCGTTGCAAACTTCAAGCAAGAATTCAAGGAATATTCACCAGACCAGATTGCCTTTCCCCGTGGGTGTAACAACATCAACACCTACATCGATGAGTCAACCATCTATCGTAAGTCTACACCGATTGCCGTGAAGGGTGCGTTGATCTATAATCACTATCTGAAAAAGATGAAACTGCAAAGCAAGTATCACAGAGTGAACGAGGGCGACAAGGTGAAGTTTTTGTATCTTGCTGTTCCGAATCCCTTCAAGGACAAAGTTATTTCGTTCCCCGGTGCTGCTCCGAAAGAGTTTGAGTTGGATGAGTTTGCTGACTACGACAAGCAGTTCTCAGTTTCTTTCTTAGAACCTTTGAAGAATATTCTTGACAAAGTTGGTTGGGATTACGAACATAAGGCGACATTGTTTTGAGTGACAAACTTATTGAAGAAATCTATGCTAAGAGGTACAACACCACGACAACAAGCCGAAAGGACATCGGAGACATTTATGTTGATGGTGTACCAATAAACATAAAATCAAATAATGTTGACAAAGAAAATTTCTCTCCCAACATGATGAGTGGTGTTAAACTTTTTGAGTATCTCAGAGATAAAAAAAATAGATTACAATTTTTGTTTGTGAATTATAAGGAAACAGAAAATGGTGTTGACATTTTAAGCGAACGATTGGTTGATGTTGAACACATTTCGTGGGATTGTCTCAAAGTTCAGTGTCAGGGAAATGGTGTAATACAGTTCCGCAAAGGAGAGTTGAAACTGGATGAAAACCAAACGAGAAATCAATTTCTCAACGGCTTCTCGGATGCGTATGCTGATTACATTAAAAGAGAAGAAGTAAAAATACAGAAACTAAGAAACATATTTTTAAATGATTGAATTTGACTACACATTAGATTTTGATACGATAGACTATCGAAAGAACCCGGAGTTGTATATCATCGGTCGGGGAGAACAAGGAGTATTGCTCTGTGAACCATACAAATCAGAAATCTGCAAACACTGGCGATTCCGCACGCCCCAAATCGCGTTCGACTCGGCAAATCGAATTTACGCTATGTTTGATGACTATCTTATTCGGGATGAGTTTGTTGGGGCTGATATGGCACGTAAGTTCCTTATGATGGGATGGACGCGAGCGAGACGATACGCTAATCATCGTAGCGGAAAGAAGTATGATGACAACGGAAGAATCAAACCACAAGAGCCAGACCACTGGACTTGTGACAAAGCAGAATCGGCACGCATCTTTAAGCGTGTATACGATGCAGCAAGAACACATAAAAAATATCGAACGATGGTTCGTGAGTGGCGAAGAAAGGAGGAAGACATATGGAACGGAGCGAAACCGACCTTATTTTAGAAGCATTGAGATGTCTTCGCTACGACTTACAGAAGACACACAAAGTTGTATTGAGGACAGAATCCACTAAATCGGGAGATGTCCAAGAATTAGTTGACAAGATGTTAGAGGTTGATAAACTGATGGAAAAATGGAGAAGCATTGATGAATAACTTTTTGAATAACTTGGTTGAGGTATCTGGTAATGAAGACGCTACTTCTGTTGACAGCGGTTTGGTTTCTGACATCAAAGGATTCATCAGCACGGGTTCATACACACTGAACGCACTGCTGTCTGGGTCTTTGTATGGTGGCATTCCGAACAACAAGATCACGGCACTGGCTGGTGAGCAGGCGACTGGTAAAACTTTCTTCTGTTTCAACATCCTGAAAACTTTTCTTGATGATAACCCCGAAGGTGTTGTGCTTTACTTTGATTCAGAGCAAGCAATCACCTCACAAATGTTTGAAGAGCGTGGTATCGACTCTGCCCGTGTTGCAGTGTTCCCTGTTTCGACCATCGAAGAGTTTCGGCATCAGATGATTCAAGTTGCCGACTCGTATCGTGCAGAGAAAGACAAGAAGCCTATTCTTGTGATTCTTGATTCGCTCGGCAACCTGTCTACCCTGAAAGAAATGGAAGACACAGCCAGCGGCAAGAATGTTCGTGACATGACCAAAGCCCAAGCATTGAAGGCAACTTTCCGAACGCTCACTGTCAAGTGTGGATCGGCTGGCATTCCGCTGCTGATCACAAACCACACCTACGATGTTGTCGGGTCTTATGTGCCGATGAAAGAAATGTCCGGTGGCTCCGGTCTGAAATACAACGCAGGCACAATCGTGTTCCTGTCCAAGAAGAAAGTCAAGGACGGAACTGATGTGGTCGGCAACATCATCAAGTGTAAGTTGCAAAAGTCACGGGTCACGAAAGAAAACTCTATGGCAGAAACTTTGTTGAACTATGAGTCTGGTCTTTCACCCTACTACGGACTGACCGACATTGCAGTAAAGCATGGGGTGTTCAAGAAAGTCTCGACTCGTATCGAACTTCCCGATGGTCGTAAGGTGTTTGAAAAGAACATCAACGACAAGCCCGAAGATTTCTACTCCGATGAAATTATGAAGAAGTTAGAACTTGCAGTCGCAAAAGAATTCAAGTATGGTTCGGCAGTGGAAGAAGATGACACTGGCGTAATTGAGATTGAGGACGATGGAAACGATTGAAACAATTATTCTGAGGAATCTGGTTCACAATGATGGGTTTACTCGTCGTGTGCTTCCGTTCCTGAGCGAAGAGTATTTCAAGGACAGAAACGAGCGAGCCGTTTATGGTTTGATTCGTGATCATGTCCATCGCTACAACAAGGCTCCGAACAAGGATGCCCTTGGCGTGGCGTTGGAGAATCGTGGCGGTCTGT